AGGCAATAGGTGCAAACTCACTATCTTTGAAGGAGTGTGACATGAAGTATCTAGAAACAGAAATCGACATGCCTGACGGTTACATGATATGTCCATTTCCCAAGAGTTGGAAGCAGGATCATGATTGGACCTGGACTCTTACTATGCCTGAAGGTACAGTAAAATCCCGAATCACCATTATGGACGTTCTCACCCAGCTCGATACGGACTTATCCGTTATAGCTTGGAAGACGGGACACGCTGGTGTCAAGGGTTGTACTAAGTACCTTCTCGCTGTAGACGGAGACAGGTTCACAATTGAACCTAACCCTAACGAAAGGGAACAAACAGTTCATGTGAAAGTCAGACCTGAAGATGTACGTCTCTATTATTTCATGAAACCCTTCAACAAAGGGAAGTGAGAATGCAATGTTACGGTGGGTACATTTCGCTACTCTCTAGTGAACCTGGCGGTTCCCTAACAAGCCGAGCATCCTTTAACAGAAAGGAGTACCGAGTTATGGAAAAGATTTCCATATCAAAGCTTGAAAAGGGATCCGTACAGAGAGCTAAAGCCTTATCTATCCCGAAGAGCATCTACATCCCAATCCTAAGAAGGGTTAAGATGTGGGTAAAATGCTCTGGAGAGGAGTGGGCTGTTGATCGTTTGAAAGCGATCAAGTTGGATGTACTCCGCGTTGAAGCTGGCATGCCGCCAATTTCAACTTGGATTGCACATAACTCACTGTTTTTAAAAGGTGAGTTTGGGCTTCTTCAGAAGTGGATGTCTAAATCTGACAAAAACTTCCAAAGAGGTATCCAACTACTCCAGATCTATACTTTGTCCTATGCTCAGGGAATTACTCCTAAGCAAAAAGAAAAGTTTATGACTGGTGTTACAGCTTCACCCGCTTCGCCATCTGCTATATCATTTGCTGTTGATATAGTAGATAAAGGTTTTAACCTGTTGCCTTCTGTAGTGAAGTACAAAAAAGCTGGTAAACCTCAACCTTTGGTTGATATGTTACCATCTCCTTGTAAACGAGCTCCTCTTCCGGATGGATCTGTTCCAGAAGTAGAAGGAATCGTTGACTCTCTACGCTTTCTTTTTGAAAGTATAGAAGGTGCTTCACATTATAATCGGTACAAAGATAGTCATTACAAACCTGCTTTAGATGGTTTGTGGGGCGTTCTTTGTGATCCTTATAACCGAAAGGAAAATAAGGATTGTTTTAAACCGATGAAGCAACATGGTTCATTCCTTGTGGGACGTATTGGTTTGATCCAGGAAGCAGGACGGAAACTCCGTGCTGTTGCAAATCCTGGGCGTATTTTTCAGCGGGTATTAGAGCCTTTTGGTAACCGAATTTATGATTACCTTAAAGACTTACCGTTTGATTGTACGTTTAACCAAAACAAGGCCTTTCCTGTTTTACAGGAAGCGCTGTCTCACGGCAACATGATTCACTCCATCGACCTCTCAGGCGCCACAGACTATTTTCCGCTCGCTCTACA